GCAGGATCAAATATGCCAGGTGGTGCACCTCCAGCCGCAGGTGGAAGCGGCGCAGCAGGTGGTGCGGCAGGTGGTGCACAAGCACCAACTGGTAAAGCACCACCAGGTGGTAAGTTTACGAGTCCAGAAGAATTCGTCAACACTATGATGCCATGGGCTGAGTATGCATCAAAGGCATTAGGTGGTACACCTGCTCTTGGTATTTTGGGACAATGGGCTGGAGAGTCTGGTCAGGGTAAGAGCCTTCCAGCAGGTTTCAACTACGCTGGAATCAAGGCAGGCACCAAATATAAAAAGGGTGATTTTGTTCTTACGGAAGAAAAATATACGGCGAAACAACTCGAACATGCTCAAAAAAGCGGAGAATCATTAGCAGGAATTGTGGGTCAAAATGATAAGATAAAAAAGAAAGGCAGAGAGGTTACTATTGATGAGTGGTTTGGAAAGGGCTCATGGCAAAAAGCACAAGACGAGGGCAAGCAATGGGTGCAAGTAAAATCGTACTTTGCTGAATTTTCAGACCTAAAGGATTTTACTGATAGTTATGTTGGATTTTTAAAAGGTCCAAGATACAAAGATGCTATCGCAGCACAAACGCCAGAAGATTTTGGGTACAAAGTCGCTGCTGCTGGTTATGCAACAGCAAGTCCAGATAAGTATGCGCAAAAGGTTGGCAGTTTTGCCAAGAGTTTCCAAGGAACAACTGGAAAAGCCGCAGACGGTGCTATGTATGCTGCAGCAGGTGGTGTTGCTTCTGGTCCGCAATCTGGATATCCCGCAACTCTACACGGCACTGAAGCCATTGTTCCACTTGATGGTCAATCATATCAATCTAAACAAGCAGTGACTGCAGTGAGTAAGGCAGTTTCTGGTGATCAACTATCACAACAAAGTGCAGATAATTCGATGGCATCAACTGGTCCAAGTGTTGTGCCAGTACCAGTTCCAGGCGGTGGTGGTGGTGGCGACAAACAAGCAGCACCACCACAAAAATCAGATAACTCTGTAAAGGCTGATGTTCGTTTTGCTGACGATACATTTAATCGCGCAATATCAAAAGATTTCGCTCACCCAACAGCATTTACTTCAGTTGGGTTTGCCTGAAAAAAAGGGGGACTGTTTCCAGTCCCCCCCAAACTTCAACTTAAACGCACTCCGTGCTTATTGAAGAAGTTTATTACTCAGCAGCAAGTTTCTCGAAGAATGCCATATCGTCATCATCGACGGTGACATTTTCTGCAGTAACTTTCTTGGCAGGAGCAGAGCGAATGACAGGAGCCGATGCTTCCTCATCATCAACACGCTTTGCGGTTGCGCCAGCAGCACCACCAGCACCAAGAACCTTATCCAACTTCGCCTTGAGTTCATCATAGGACTTGAAGTTATCAGGCTTCAAGAAATCCTTGAGTGAATGTGCCGACTTCCAGACCTTTTCGATCTGCGCGTCGTCGCCATTGAACAATGCAGCAGGAGATTCAAACTCCGACTTGTCATAGTTGCGATAGCCTTCGACATTACGAATCTTGATCTTGAAGTTTGCACCCTTCCAGAAGTCAAACGGATTCATTGGAGTCTCATCAGCAAACTGCGGCTCGAGTTGCTCCTTGATCTTGTCGAAAATCTTCTTTCCGAACTTGAACAAGAACACCTTACCTTCATTTTGCGGACGCTTTGCGTCAGAGATCACAAGAATGTTTGCAATGTAGGTCAACTTGCGCTTCTGCTTACGAGCAATTTCCTTATTTGCTTCGATACCTGAGTTCCACAGAACAGTGTTGTGCTCAGAAACAGGGTCAGTTTTGCCAAGAGTTGTGAGAGAATTCTCAATGTACCAACCACCTGGACCTTGGAATCCGTGCGACCAGATTTGAACCCAAGGAAGACCATCTTCACCGTCGACTGCTGGAGTATCGAGGAATCGGACAACTGCGTATCCGTTGCCAGCGGCATCGACCTCTGGTTGCCAAAAACGATCATCAACATTTTTGCCGCCAGTGTTACCTGCTGAAGATGCTTCAACTGCCTTCTTCAATTTGTCAAGGGACGAACCCTTCTTAAGACTTGATAGACTCATTTATATTCTCCGTATAGCGTTGTATTAATGTATATCGACTTGTCCACTTTTTCATCATCACAATACCATTATATAGTATTTCAGTCAGCAAGTAAAGTTTCTTTTGTCAAGATCTTGTACTTGTCGACATTCACATTCAAGAAAGAACCATATTTGCGAATCTTTCTTGACACTTTGGGATAGATGATATCATCTGAAATCTTCTTGTCCCAAATTCGAATAAAGTCGAAGATGTTATTGAGAATAACCATCGTCTCAATCGTCACTTCGTTTTGCATGAACAACACTAACAATTTTGGAAATTGCCCATCATCGACTTTAAATAATTCATTAAATGTTTCTTTTGTAGCAATCTTTTGCAGATCTTCTGCATAGATCTTGCTCATCGAATCCGTGGTTCGTTTCCATTCTCGATAAGTTTGCTCAGCCTCCTCTTCAAGAAGACTTTTGGTCCAATTATCGTCACTGTGTACAAAATTAGCAACCAGAAATGGAACCATCTCATCGTCCCGATACTTGCGCGCGAGACGATGGAATAGAAATTTGTCACGACGCTTTTGAAATGCATCTATTGATACTCTTGTTTTACCATCATAGTGAAAGAAGTTATATTGCTCAGAACTAAAATGCAGTTTGATGGCTTGATAGGTGCAATATAGATCGTATCCGTTCATAACGGAAGTCTACTACCTCGTGGCAAAAACCTTAACTCCATTGCTTCGCCTTCAATGATGCTCTTGAGAGATTCATTGATAAGTGTTGCAGCGATTTCAATCTCAAGATTGTTTCTTTCACAATATGTTGCGACTGCATCCATATGATCAATCTTTTCTTTCAAAGCCATCTCCATAATCATTATAGAGAAGTTATTCTTTTCTTCGCGACTTGCCATATTAGATCTCATATGCACTCAAGGAATTATTCAGTTGCTGAGTGACGCGAACAAATGTTGCACGCTTACTCAATTCCTTCAACTCACTTGCTCCAACATAAGTACATGCCGAACGCAGACCACCAAGAATATCCTGCAGTGTTCTACTCACCTCACCACGATATGGAATCTCAACTGTCTTGCCTTCACTGGCTCGATAGTTAGCCACACCACCATTATGTAAGTCCATGGCTGTTTCTGAACTCATACCATAGAATTGATTTCCGCCAATAGCAGAAGCACCGCCTTCTTTATGACCAGCCAGCATTCCACCAAGCATCACAAAATCGGCTCCCGCAGCAAATGCTTTCACAATGTCTCCAGGAACGGAACACCCTCCGTCCGCTATAATATGACCCTGAAGACCATGTGCTGCATCAGCACATTCAATAATTGCACTCAACTGCGGGTAGCCGATGCCTGTCATCTTCCGTGTTGTACAGACAGATCCAGGACCAATACCAACTTTCACGATGTCAACACCTGCGAGAATCAATTCCTCAGTCATCTCTGGTGTGACAACATTACCTGCCATCAATAAAACATTTGGATGATCTTCGCGGAACTGTTTGATAAAGTCCACGAAACTTTGCGTGTATCCATTCGCAACATCAATACAAACTTTGATATTCCAATTCTTAACAATATTTGATTCAACAACTTTATTGAATTTGTATAAGTCTGCATCTGAGATGCCCATCGAGTAGACGCTGCTGTTAAATTTTTGTATAAAGTGATCAATAAGATCTTCTTGAGAGTAATGCTTGGTCACCGCAACCATCATCTTGTGTTTGTTCAACTCAAGATCCATTGTGAATGTTCCAACACCATCCATATTCGCAGCAATAATTGGAACACCCTTCCAAGAATTTCCACTACGGAAAGTGAAAGTTCTCTCAAGATTTACTTGGCTTCGAGAAGACAGAGCAGATCGTTTGGGTGTAATCAGAACATCTTTAAAGTCTAACTTCACATCTTCAATAATTCGCATAATGCCTCAATGATAAA